ATACTGTGAATTAGAGAATATTATCAATTTACCTGTTTCTGGTTTACATTCAAAATGTTCAAAAATAGTCGAACCACCCTCAAAATCATCATTTAGGTATAACATCGCAGCAAACACATCTGCACCATGAACGTCATTCTTGTCAAAATGAGGTTTCATGAAAGTTCCGACAGGCCAACGAACTACACCAACATAGTCTAAAACAATATCTGGATCAAAAGTCTTACATAGGTCTGTAACCCCATGAACCACTGTTTTGAATAATTCATCATCATTAACCTCAATCGTAGTTGGGTCAACATTACCACCCAAGTAAATTGCACCATAATTCCCATCTGGTTCTGGTACATCCATTCCTGATGCAAGACTTTCATTTGGATTTGAATGTGTAACTGTTGTTAAAAATGTATCTCCACCACGACTCTCATCGCCATATGGCATTTCCTCATCATTTCTCTTGGCAAGTTCAATAAAAGGAATACACAGAGAAGAATCCAAAAACTTCTCTTCAATATAAATTAACTTCTTCAAATTGTTACAGTATTTGGCAACTGACGATATCTTTCATCATTGAATCTATTTGGATCCTCTGGATTTTCTGCTGTATTTGGATTAAAGTTTGGATCAGGATAATTTTCCCAACTATCACCTTCATACTCTACTATCAATGGGTTAATATCCTTTCTCTCTGCATATACATGATAGAAACAATCAATAGGTAATCCACCATTTGCTTGTACATATATAAATTCTTCATCCCATCTCTTCACAATAATATCTTGATGTGCTCTTATAGGTTGAATTTGTACAGAAATACTTTCAGTACGTACTAAATCTTTCCAATAAGATGGTAAAGCAATTTGTGTTTGGTTTCTTAATCTTCCTCTACAATATACTCCAACTTCTGGACCCTCAATACATGCATATCTTAATCTATGACCTTCTCCTTTAGATGGATGTTGTATATCAAATGGTTTTGGTCTAGCATCTGCAGCACCAAATCTAGCAGCAAGTTTACCTTTATTACCACAATCAACTGCACCACTAAAGAAAGCATCTCCCTGAACATAAAGAGCATCAACTGATGAACCACCAGTTACCCAAAGACCATTAGCAGTTCCACCATCACCTTCAATTCTAACATTACCTCTAGTATTAATAGACAAAGGTGTTTCTTTAGTATCTGTTCTACCAACCATTACAGTAGCAGTTCCTGGATAGTCTCCTTCTCCAAAGTCATCAACTGCACCAACCTGAAGTGACCCCTGAATATATGCAGACCAATCAATCTTACTCAACCCTTCTCCAAGAGCTTTAGGATTAGTGAGAGGTTTAGCAACTACAAGTTGACCACCGTAGACCCAAATTTCGTCAAAAGATAATGCCATTAGAATAATTTTCCTGGTTTTGGTATAAGTTTTCTTGCTGATGCAGCAGTGACTCCATTCACAAGTGGAGATAATATTTGTGTACCAATTAGACCTGTAAGAACTAGAAGTCCAGTACTCACAATTTTAACTGATTGCTTTCCATCTACTGTAATATTCTTTGAGTCAAGTTTAAGAGTTTCATTTGCTCTTGCCCATAGTACTCCCTCTGGTGCATTACCTGTTGCAACCATCTCAATATCAAGACCTTCAAGTCGAAGTTTACCATTTCTAGCCCTAATAGTAACGTCACCATTTTCTGCATTAATAAAGATAGCATTTTGATTAACCTTATTCTTACGTCCTTCAGCATCTGGATTATTAACAGCAAGATCTTCACCTGCATTAATCTGAAACGCACCAGGAGCATTCATTGTTGTCCAGTATCTACGCTTCCCGTCTTCCTCCATTGCGATGAAATGTCTTCCATCTACACCAACTATCTGAACACTGGCAGTGACATCTCCATCAGGACTCATTGCCCCAAATTTAATGACCCCGTTCTGGGTTCCTATTTCTTGAGCCCAATAGTTACACTTTTCTGCCATCAGTTAGTACTCCCAGCTACGCTGTCTTGAATAGTATCATAGACTCTAACCACAGCACCACCTGTTTGTCGAGTACCTGCATACTTAACTCCAGATACAAAGTAAACATTTCCATAGTATGCTTTACCGTCTACGTATCCACTAATATCTAGACCAACTGTGTCAAATACTTGAACAACGTCATCTAGTGGTGCTACTTCTGGAACAAGAGGATCTCTAACAACATCAAATACAGGACTAAATCTAGCATTCAAACCTGTATCGCTTGGTAATGTTATCCTCGGAAGGTCTGTAAAATTCCCTCCCCTTTCAACCTTAACCCCCTTTACTTTACCAAAAGGGCCACATACTAATGATAAAACTGTACCATTCTGTGGTTCAATTGTCAACTTATCTTTGGAACAATCATAATTGAAACCACCGTTAGTAACAATAACATCAGTAAGTTTAAGAAGGGCAGGATACTGTTGAGCATCTGCTGGTGGTGGAAGATAACCAAAACCACTATCAACAACAGTTACTCCTCCAACTTGACCATCTTTCACATCTGCCTTAAGAACAGCACCCTTTCCTGTCTTACAAGGATCAAATACTTTTATTTCAGGAGCACCTTTATATCCAACACCACCATCAACCATATCAACTGCAAGAATACGACCTTGACTATCTACAATTGCATTACCTGCTGCACCTATTCCTCTACCACCAAAGAAGTTAAGTGTAGGTGGTGGACATGGTAGTTGCCTCGTAACACAAGGATCCTTCCTCAATAAATCACGGACAGTAATTTGATTAACCTCATCTATAGTTAAGTAATTAACTTTCCTATCACCATCAACAAATATAAATTGTGTATCTGGATTTAATACTTCATAGGCATTTGCTTGATCAACTGTCTTATGCTTAACATAAGTACCAGTGTTGTCAATCCACCCTACGTGTATGTTTTTAGATGAAACTGCCATAATACTATCCCTTTAATACTTTACGAACACCAACTTTTCTTCCACGTCTATTATAGATAGGAACTTCTTCATACTCTGGTTCAGGTGGTTTCTCTTTCGCATTGTCAGCAGCCTCTGCAATCGCTGCACAGTTTGGTTCATCCTTCGCACCACTACCACCTTCACCTAATGTGTGCTCATCATTTGGAGAACACTCAAATTCAGGATCACAATCAAACAGTTGAGTGATAGATTGTACAAAGTTCATTGACTCTGCAATGTCAACTGATATTCCACCCATTGAAGAGAGTCCACCAATTAAACCACCACTGTCTGCCATTCCAGCAACTGAACCCATAATTGCTGGATCCAATCCACCTAGACTTTGAAGAGCACTAGTAAGAGAACCCATGTCACCAGATTTAATAGCAGCAAAACCCATACCCATTCCTGCCATTAAATTTACAGGTATTCCAAATAGAGTAGCAGATTCTGAAAAACCACCCATAATATCTCCACTAGCAATTTGATCCATTATCCTACTCAACATTCTTTTTCTACCCACATCAGTACCAACAGCGTTGGCAAGAGTTGACATAACTTCTAATCCATATCCATATTGTCCTTGTTCAAATGCTCTAGTCACTCTACCAATAACATTCTTATCAACTCCAACAGCAGAAGCAAATGCTGCTGCCATACCAGAAACAAGAGCACCCTTCTCTAATGAAGCAGTAACATTACGTTCACTGATAGACATGTCAATTGATTTATTTCCTGCAGACCCTGCTACAGTATTAGTATCTGGATTAGTACCATCATTGGCAGCAGCAACCATACTATCATTCGCTTTACCAAATGATTGTGTGATTTTATTGATAGAAGAACCTAATACTTCACCCAATAATTCTTCAGTAGAACATATAGGACTTGGTTGATAGTATCCTTTTGGTGGAGGTGATGGGAGTTGTATACCTTTAGACACATCATCTGGAAGAGTTGGTTGATACGGTATCGGATCAGCACCACCAGCACCAGTTCCTCCACCACCAACTCCAGCAGGAAGACCAGCACCACTAGCACCACCAGAACCAGTTCCAGTATCACCACTAGTACCTTTTCCTTCTTTTGCATTAGCAGATTGAACTGCTTGAGATTGTGATTGCTTTGCTTTCCTTGCGAATGAACTTGCTAATGCACCAGCAATCATTCCTGCCAATCCTTTATTAAGATCATTAAATGTACAACTTATATCTTGTAGTGCTGCAATGTTTGTTGTTAATAATACATTCTTAAAAGCAGGTATAGCCAAGATGAACAGGGGTAACATCTTTAAATTATGTTCATCTATAGTTTTCTGCTGTGCCTGATTCATAATGCCCTTCATAGGTCCAGACATCTCACCAGCAGCATCATCAATCATCTTCTCAACATCATTACTCACAGCAACAGTCGGTAATCCTGAAGAAACTGCACTAGCATAGTCTTCTTCTTGTCTTTGACGTGCTTCTATCTTCTTACTTAACTCCTCAACCTGTGTCTGAAGATTCTTTGTATCAGATTGATGTAATGGATCTGGACATGCCAATGCATGTTTTCTTTCCAATACATCTTTCATTTTATTATCTTGTGCAGTATTCTGATGAATAGCATCTGTTGCTTCAGTTGTACCTACAGATGATGGTTCTGTAGTTGCAATCTGTTCATCAGGAACTATCTTACACTCATCCTTATCAGCATTAGCCCAACCACTCTGCGGTACAAAGTTTTCACCACCACTTATTCCCGTCTTTAAATCTTTAACTACTGTCTTGGCATTTGCACCCAAGATTCCCATAATAACAGGAACTTGTTGGTCAGCACCATCTAAAAAGAAACCAAAGACAAACATTCCCTGTCTAATACCAGGAGTCTGACGTGAACCTGCAAGACCACCACCCCAAACAGAGTACATCACTTGGGCCCAAGGTAAATTTTCAGATGCTACTGCAGATTCCTCTCGATCATGACAACCCATGATCCTTACCTTATATCTGTATCCCCATGCAGGAGTTTCTTCTTTAGGGTCTTCAACTTTTTTAGGGTTCTGATTCTCACGCCAGGTTCTATCATCGGCAACTTGACCGATCCACCAAAGAAATTTGGATCCTAGAAATCCTGAATTAAATAAGTTACCTTCCATACTTAATCGTCGTAGACTCTACACTCCAATGAATCGGGATGATTGTCACAATAAACTTCTAAATGCTGATCCTCATGTCGTGTGTGCCAGTCATTGATCTTTGCACCACCAGGATTTTCTTCGTTCTCTTCATGAGCATGGAATGCATCATTGTGCATCTCCAAATCTGCTTCACTATATTCAATCATGCCATGATTAACATGTTCTTTATGATCCTTTGGATCAATGTAAGATTCATGGTCTAAATCGTGGGTTGGTATTTTAGTAGTCATAATAGATTTTAGAAATCTCCTTGTTATTTATTAGGTAGATGCTTATTCTGCTACTCTACCAAAGGAATCCCTAACAACATTTAACTTTGTATAGGTTTCTTTGGAAGTAACATAATGGCATAAGTCAGCGATAATATATTTACCACCCGTTTCTTTATTCATTTCATCGTCTGTTTCAGCCTTAACTGATGGAGTATCAATATAGATAGCATCTCCTGCATGTAATTCAAAATCTCCACCAATAGTGATAGACATTTGTTGTTGAAACATTTGATTGTATCTACGAATTCCTTGATTAAGTACAGTCTGTGCTTCAAAATTAGGTTCTTCATTCTTATCAACTTGTTCTTTACCATCACCTGATGGAAGAGTTCCTGTATCAATTAGCATGAATGTTGTACGTGTAAAGTTCTGTTCTGCACTTGGGTTTTTAAATTTCTTATTGAATACTGGAAGTGCTTCACCTCCACCTGTTGTTCCTCCTTCAGTATCTTCTGCTGTTTGTGGAACAACCTCATAAAAACAATCAAAAGGATTAAAGACTACTAACTTGGTTCCATATGCTCCCATCCTAATTTTATTCTGATAGTCAATACGATTGTCGGTTGTTTGTTCTAATACTTTTCCATCATATCCTTCAAGAATTCCTTTACCATCATCAGTACCATTATAAATGAATTTTTTCTTTGAGTCTTGTGCAAATACC